TCAGAAACATAGATGCTGTAATTAAGCTCTATTTGTTAACGCTATGATTCATGTCTTTGCTCTTATCGTCATTATAGGAGAGACCGTCCTAAGCGATGACGCATGTCGGAGAACCCTGTGTTTTCGTGATGTATACGAATGCTCTCGTTTTGTTCGAGCATTGACGCGAGAAGAAAGCGCAACCATCGAGCCAGTAGGGGCTTACTGCAAGCCAATCCTTATTGACCCTAAGCAAGAGGGGATCAAGGTGTACTGATGATCATTGGCTCCGAGAATCCTGTTGGTAGCTATTCTGCGATCCAGTCAAATTCAACAGAAACTCTCCGAATTAGCCTCTCCTCCGAGATGATGCAAGAGCTTGATCTTACTCAAGATCAAACAGTAAAAGGCTCAGTGTCCGAAGATGGCAAGTCAATAACACTTAATACTGATAATGGTCGTGTACAGATTTCTGGCAACTTTTCAGAAGTTTCTGGCGAAGATATCAATGTTAGAGTTAGATCAACAGACATTCCTGTTGCAGGAAAAACAAAGCAGACAGGACAAGTACAAGGGCAAGCGCCCACAAGAAGCTCTGAGTTAGATGAAATCTTTGAGGGCGTTTCAGACAAGATAGACAACAGCCCAGAGTTTAAGAAGTTGATAGAAGATCTTAAGAGCGAAATCAAATGGAACGGCGATAACGCTTCTGGAGATATAGATATTCTTCAGGGCGCTCCGGTACATATAGAATTTTCTAAAATGGAATTGAAGGACTCCAGAGCCAGCGTCTGGGAAGAAGCCCCAGAATCACGAGAACCCAAGCTAGGCGAAAACTCTGTAGATTTTGGTGAAGGTGAAATAAACTCTGGAGAAGATGAGTGGGGTGGTTTTGGAAGAGCGGTTGTTCCTGATATGGAAGGCTGGTCTGTAAACATTAACCACGAGCTATCTAACGGCGACAATGTTTGGCTTACGGGCAGGGTAGAGGCAGATAACCACGCACGGCTGTCAATGTGGTTTGACAACAGCGGCACTGCTGCCTATGCCTTGCAGAACGTGGGAACCATTCAAGCTAAGATAGAGTCGATGGGGTTAATAGTTGACCTGTTAGGCATAGCTCCTTATCCCAAAGAAGGTGAGCGGCTCAAAAGTACGTTTATGATAGAGGTTTAAAATGAAGTTAAAAGGATTACTTACGTCCTTGGCCCCTACTGTAGGAAAGGCCATAGGTGGGCCGATGGGCGGAATGGCTGTCAAGCTGGTAGCTGATAAGCTTGGGGTGAGTAATACTACCGATCCCCGTAAGCTCGAAAAGTATATTGAGGAGAATCCTGAGTCTATTGTCTTGTTACAGGAAGCAGAGAATGAGTTCTCAAAGACCTTGGAAGATCGTCATATAGACTTGGAAAATTTTAAAGTAGAGGTTCAAGATCGGCAGGCGGCTAGAGAGATATTTGGAGAAGATCCAACGCCAAAGATATTCGCCATCATAAGCCTGCTAGGTTTTCTTTGTTATATATTTTTAGTGACCTTCCGCGCAGAGGCTGTGGATGATGCCTTGGCTAATATTATCTTGGGTTACCTCGGAGGGCTAATATCAGGTATTAGCGCCTTTTTCTTCGGATCAAGCAACAACAGAGGTCAGTAATGGATCAATTGATAGAGATGCTAAAGCGGCATGAGGGGATGAAGACTCATGCTTACAAGTGTTCTGAAGGCAAGATCACTGTCGGAGTTGGAAGAAATATAGATAAGCAGGGTGGTATAGGTCTATCTGAAGATGAGATAGAATACTTGCTACAGAATGATATAGAGCGTGTCATTGTAGAATTGTCATCTGAATATGAATGGTTTGGTTCTTTAGATGATGTGCGTAAAGATGTAATGATTAACATCGCATTTAATCTTGGCATTACAAGATTGCGTGGTTTTAAGAAAGCTCTTGCCGCAATGGAGGTGGCAGACTACAAGACAGCGTCTACAGAGTTCTTGGATTCTAGGTGGGCAAAGCAAGTAGGCGGTCGAGCATTGGAACTTAGTGATATTTTGTCGGTAGGCTCTTATGTCTAACCCATATATCTTTACTGCTGCTGTATCTAAAATTGTTGATGGGGACACAATGTATGTTACTGACATCAATCTGGGTTTTGGCGTTGTTAATCGGGGTGATACTGGGCGGGGTATTTGTTTGCGCCTTAATGGAATCGACACTCCAGAATCTCGGACAAGAGATTTGGAAGAAAAGCGTTATGGACTCGCAGCCAAGGCGTTTGTCAAGGCGTTTGCGCCTGTAGGCACTGAAGTTATTTTAAGGACTTACAAGAAAGGCAAGTACGGACGTTGGTTGGCGGATATTAAAGTAGGTAATAAGTGGCTGTGCAAAGAGCTTATTAACAATCATCACGCAGTTGTATACGAAGGTCAGAACAAAAAAGATATAAAAGAAGCTCATCTAGCAAATAGGCTAAAGGTGAATTTAGATGTTGGTTAAATATAAGTTTGCTCCGGGCGTAAATAAAGAAGGCACAAAGTATACCGCTGATACCGGATGGTATGATTCAGATAAAATTAGATTTCGTAAAGGCCGTCCAGAGCAAATAGGCGGGTGGCAGAAATACTCATCTAATACATTCCTTGGAATATGCAGGTCTATACATGACTGGAAGGCCGCTGCCGCTACAGACTATCTAGGTCTTGGCACTACTCTAAAGTATTACATAAATAGAGGAGATGCTTACTATGACATTACCCCAATTAGATTAACCACTGCTGCGGGTGATGTTACATTTTCGGCAGCAAACGGGGATGCGACTCTTACTGTTGCAGACACTAGTCACGGGGCGCAGCAAGGAGACTTTGTTACATACTCTGGCGCTGTTAGTTTGGGCGGGAATATAACTGCCCCCGTTCTAAATCAAGAATATCAAGTAGCTTCTATCATAGATGGCAACTCCTACAGGATAGAGGCAAAGGACGCTGGAGGCTCGGAAGTTTTAGCTAATTCTTCTGATACTGGCAATGGCGGTTCTTCAATCGTTGGAAAGTATCAAATAAATGTAGGTCTTAATACTTTTGTCCCGTCTACTGGATTTGGCGCGGGAACTTTTGGTTCTTCTGCGTGGGGTGGCTCCACCGTCATAAGCGCCGGGAATCAATTAAGGCTGTACAGTGAGGATACTTTTGGCGATGACCTCATAATAAATCCTAGAGGTGGAAACATATTTTACTGGGATGAAAGCTCAGGACTTACAACTAGAGCTGCTACCCTAGAAAGTAATGCCGCTGCATCCAACTGTCCAATTCTTTCGCTTCAAATAATGGTGTCTGATACGGACAGGCACGTTATAGCTTTTGGGACAAATGGAATAGGCTCTTCAGCATTAGACCCTCTCTTTATCAGGTGGTCAGACCAAGAAAATCCTTTTGACTGGACTCCAACAGCAACAAACACTTCGGGCGGAGTTTCTCTCCCTGCTGGCTCTTTCATTATGGGAGCGGTTAAGACTAGGCAAGAGATATTAATCTTTACGGATAACAGCATTCATTCAATGCGTTTTTCGGGGTCTCCATTTACCTATCAGTTTTCTCTGATAAGTGAAGGTTTCTCTATGGTCTCTCCAAAAGCTGCGACTAGCGCAGGAGATGTTGTTTACTTTATGGATCGTGGCGGATTCTATGTTTACAACGGAGCTATTCAGAGACTCACTTGTTCTGTTCTTGACTATGTATTTAGCAATATAAATCAGTCTGAGATATTCAAAGTATTTGCTACAACTAGTGTGGATTTTTCAGAGATAACGTGGTTCTACCCGATAGGGTCTGGCAATACAGAATGCACTAACTATGTTACATACAATTTTAAAGAAGATACTTGGTCTGTAGGAACTTTGGATAGGGGTGCGTGGATTCCCGCCAATACTAGAAATTTTCCAATTGCCGCAGAGAACACTCAAGTTAACTCAAATTATCTTTATTTTCATGAGCGAGGCTTTGATGCCGATGGCGAGGCTATGAACTCGTACATTGAGTCTGGCGGAATAGAGCTTGGCGATGGTGAGCAGTTCATGTTCTTGTCTCGCATGATCCCTGACTTTGAGTTCCGTGGAACAGCAGCATCAGCAGCTATGGACATTACAGTTAAGGGGAAGGATTTCCCTTTAGAAGATTCACAGACGTTGTCATCGTCTACTGTGACATCAAGTACGAAGCAAACTTTTATACGCGCTAGAGCAAGAGAGACTATAATCAGAATACAAAGCACGGGGACTGGTTACGGCTGGACTCTTGGTGACCTTAGATTTGATCTTAGATCTGACGGGAGAAGGTAATGTCTGAACAAAGACAAGTAGTGCTTCCTATTGCTCCGCAGCAATACGACTACAATAATGAGCTTACAAACCGAAGAACAGTAGAGAGATCCTTTCGAGAAGTTCAAGATACTTTGAATGTTGTTGCTGACAAGAGTGATAGAGATGCCTCTCTTGCTATACGGAAATATCATTTTATGTTTATGGGCGCGAAATGACAGACGTTATAAAGGTTCTTGGTCAGCTTGATGCTGCCGCTACAACTACTGAGGTTTTGTATACTACGCCGGATTTAACGGTCACAACAATCAGTTCGTTTGTGGCGTGTAACCGTAGTGGCTCTACTCCGACATTTAGACTTAGCATTCATGTTAATAATGCGGGTGCAGATAACAAACAGTTTTTATATTATGATAAGCAACTAAGTGCTAATGACACATTGACTGCTGTAATAGGTATAACTTTAGGGCAAGGCGATGTTATGAAAGTGTATTCTAGTTCTACTGATGTCAGTTTCAATGTGTTTGGTGTGGAGACAAGCTAATGAACAACATGATTCCGCCGTTACAGGCGAATGCGAATGACCTAGCAAAATACGGCAGATACGGTGACTCAATGCTAGTTCACATGAACCCTGCCGAGGTTCAAGGGATAGCGTCTTTATCTCCCACCGGACAATTAACAACCAATCCTGTCACTGGGCAACCAGAAGCCTTCCTACCTTTCATAGCCCCCCTTATAGCTCAGTTTGTCCCCGGCGCTTTAGGTGCGGTGGGTCTTGGTGGTCTTGGTGCAGCGGCTGCTGGAGCGCCCGGTCTGACAGCAGCATTAACCTCCGGGCTAATGACTGGAGTTGTAGAAGGTGACCTTGGTAAAGGCATAATGGCTGGCATTACAAGCTTTGGTATGGGCAAGGCTCTGGGTGCAGCAAGTGATGCTGCTAATCTTGGAGCGCAAGTTGGAGATGTGGCGGATGCTAGTCAGGCTGTCTCATCTACTGCCAATGCCTTGTCTAAGGCTGGGCAATCGATTCCTGCTGTTGGTAGTGGAGGCTTTGAAACTTTAACTCCAGCAATGGAGCAAGCCGGGGCTATGACAAATACTCCTGAGGAACTTGCCAGCATTGGCGCTCAACAAAATTTAAGAGTTGCTCAATCTGCTCTTGATACAGGAAGACAAGGCTTAACTGGAGCGGACAGAATAGGCTCTCTCTTTACTAAAGATGGGGCAAAGGCTGGCTTAGAAGCTTTCATGAAGCCTGAAGCCATACTGCCCACTGCGATTGGTGCTGGCAACATAGCCCAGACCGAGGCTATGGAGCAAATGCAAGCCGTAGGTAAAGCGCAGGAAGCAAAGAGAATGAGGAGACGGGAGATGGATAGAGGTGTCCTGTCTGGTGCAGCTAAATTTGCCCAACCAAATAACCCTTTTGCCGGAGTATTCAATAAGCCCGGACTAAGCGCGTTTAGTGGATAGGAATTTACTATGAGACAAGAAGACGAAGAAGCAATGGTTGAAAGAATGTCGAACCCATATGGAGAGGCTGGATTTGGAGTAGGCGAAGTTCTTGGTCGTGGCGCAGCTAAAAGACAGCAAGAGATTTTAACAGGCGCAGAATATTCTGCTAATCAAGCGCCTCCGGGCTATCGCCCCGGATTTGATCCTGAGTATTTGTACTTCGGAGATCCTCGGTATTCAGACTATGCGGCTCTTCTGCCGGGGGTTTATGGGCAACCCCCTGTTGCTGGAACTCCCCCTGTTGCTGGAACTCCTGTTGATGGAATGCCAGATATTGGAAGTCTTCCTAGAGGTACGTTAGAAAATCTGACGCAAGCTAATGTTGAAGATGCTATGAAGCTTATAGCCGGAGGCCAATACGACATCTATAGTTTGGCTGATGAGCTGGAATTAGATCGTGGCACTGCAATGACCGCATACGATAAGTATCTTATAGATACCTTTGGTATGGGGACATTTAATCCTGATGTTGATGAGCTTTCTGAAGACGATATTCAAAAATACTTCGGCATAGCTAATCAGCAGGGATATAGTCCAGAGCAGCTATCTCGTATCTTTGGGATACCTTTAGACCAGTCTCGATCATCGTTGGCATCGCAATATTTCAAAGATATTCCTGTTGACGAAGATTACAGCGATAATGAAGCTCAACAAGTTTATGACTTGTACCGCTCTGGACGTATGGGCGTTACAGGAATATCTAATTACTTTGGAATTCCTTCAGCAGATGTCCAAAGAATTCTTGGCGATATAGAGGGTGCTGGAGGTATTGTTGCAAACATCCCCTCAACCACGGCTACAGCTACAGCTGACACAACCACATCTAACACAGCCGACACAACCACAGTTAACACAGCTACAGCCAACACAGCTACAGCCGACACAGCTACAGTTGCCAGCCCACTTGCAGGCATAGAGGTTGATGGCGATTACTCTTCTACAGAAGCCGATCAAGTCTATGATATGTATGTGGCTGGGCAGGTTACGCCACTGCAAATATCTCAATACTTTGATATTCCCTTGGGCGAGATTAACACAGCTCTTTCTGACATTGGTGAAAGTAGAAGCGCAGTTGCTGGATCAACAACTGGCGCATCTGAAGATTCCGTTGTCACTCCAGTATCAACTGCGCTAGATCTTTACAATGCTGGCACTGCAATACCACAAGATCAAATTAGAGAAGCTCTTGTGTACGCACAAGCTAATGGCATCTCTTTTTCAGAATTAGACCGTATGTTTGACGCGCCTGATGGTAGCGCACAGGATGCAGCAGCAGCTCTAGGCTTGGCTGCTAGTTCTGGCGGTATTGTAGGTATGGCTGAGGGTGGTGGTTTCCCTGATCTTAGCGGTGATGGAGAGATTACTCAAGAAGATATCTTGATGGGTCGAGGTGTTATTAATAAAGCTGAGGGCGGCTACATAGGCCGAGACCAGTTAGATGGCCTTATAAAGATGACTCGTGATGCAATTCTTGGTGACGCTGAGAATGCTGATCAAGTCATACAAGAATTTATCTCTGTCTTTGGAAACGAAGCGTTTCAGCAATTAAGAGAGCAAGTGCTTCAAGCTCAGGTTCCTGATGCCCAGACAGAGGGCATGATCGAGGGGCAGGGCGGCGGGATGGATGATGAGATTATGGGCATGATAGGCAATCAACAGCCAGTAGCAGTATCTCCCGGCGAATATATAGTTCCTGCCGATGTGGTTGCATCCCTTGGAGATGGAAGCAGTGATGCCGGATCAAGCAAGTTAGATACAATGCTGGACGATGTCAGGATGGCTAAGACAGGCAGAACTATTCAGCCCGGAAAGATTAATGACAGGGTGATTCCTGCATAATGCACATAAGAAAGCTTACAACTAGCGATGAAGACTTCAGGAAAGTAGTTGATTTTCTTATAGAAAATTTTGTCCCTGAACATAATATGGGAAGACTTAGTGCTGCTGACTTGCATCTTAAGAAAGCTCTTAACTGGGTTATTCTTAATATTAAAGAGGCTGCTTTTGTTGTCGAAGATGATGATGGCAAGGTTGTTGGTTCTATTGGTTTGAACAGAACCTCGCCTTGGTATTCTGATGCAGAGTATATTGCGGATGGTTGGATCTATGTTCTTCCAGAGCATAGGAAGAGTGGCGTGGCAGGTATGCTGGTTGATAAAGCAAAAGAATTTGCCGAAGAAAAAGAACTGCCTTTAATTATCGGTATCTTTAGCAAAGAAGATGCCATTGCTAAAGCGGGTATTATGAACAAACTTGGATTGATTACGGTTGGCGGATTATTCGCCGCAGGAGTTTAACTATGTGTGGTGGCGGCGGCGGTGGCGGTACAAATACCGTACAACAAACGATACAAGAGATCCCAGAACAGTTAGCTCCTTACTATGACGAGCTGCTAGGGCGGGGTACGTTTCAATCTTTACAGCCATATACTCCCTATCCTGAGAAGCGGCTTGCTGAGTTCTCGCCATTTGAGCAGGATGCTATGGCAGGAATTGGTGCGCTTGCTGAGACGGGAACTCCAGAGGCAATGCAGTCTGCTATAACAGGCAGTGAGTATGCTGCCTATAAAGATCCTTATGCCGAGGCGGTTAGAAGCGACCCTATTACTGCGGCTATGATAAATACAATAGGCGCGGCACAGCCTGAGCAAGTAGGAACTCTGGGGGATATCAGCACCTATGACACCTACATGAGTCCTTATCAGCAGAAAGTTACCGACATAGCCAAGCGCGAGGCATCGAGAGCTTCTGAGATTCAAGGTGCAGATATAGGACAGCAAGCAGCATTGGCTGGTGGCTTGGGAGGGTATAGAGAAGCTATCATGCAGGCAGAGCGTCAGCGTAACTTGGGTCAACAGCTTTCTGATATACAAGTTCAGGGTGACCAACAAGCATTTGAGTCAGCTCAGAGAGCCTTCGATACGGACAGAAGTGCTAGGGAGTCTGCCGCTCAGTTGGGTATACAAGGTTATGGTGCGCTTCAAACTGACATTACAGGTCGTTTGAGGGCAGCTCAACAGGCTGCTGATCTTGCGTCTAAAGATCAAGCAATGGAAATTACAAGACTTGGTGAGCTGGCTGGTGCTGGTCAACAGCAGAGAGGATTGTTGCAGCAGAGCTATGACACTGGCTATCAAGATTTCTTACGCCAACAAGCGTTCCCTCTGGAGCAATTATCCCTTTACAGTAATTTGGTTAGAGGCTTGCCTATGCAGCCGGGAACCACACAAGTTCTATATGGTCAGCAGCCTACAATGGCACAGCAATTACTGGGCAGTGGTATAGCTGCGGCTGGTTTATATGGCGCAACTCGTTAGGAGATAGAGTATGTATAACATCCTTGAGGTTGAGGATAAGATAAAAGGTTTCCCTGATCAGGCTTTGATGAAAGAAGCCCAGTTTCCTAGCGGCGATGTGCCGCAGTTTCTTATTGTCTCAGAATTGCAGCGCCGAAATGAAATGCGTAAGTCTTATTCGGCTATGCAAGAGCCAACGCAAACTGTCCCGATTGCCCAGCAGGTGGTGGCAGAGGCAAGTCAAGGCATTGCTGGGATGATGGGTGGCAATCCAATGCTTCCTCCTACTATGCAAGCTCAGGCTCCTATGCAAGCCCCTATGCAGGCTCCTATGCAACGTCCTATGCAGCCTCCTATGGCTGCTCCTATGCAGCCCCCTATGGCTGCTCCTCAAGCCCCTGCTGGGATAGTTGGTATGCAAGAGGGAAGGACTGCTCCAACTTTGAGAAGAACAAGTAATCAAGTTTCTGCTGTTGATGCAGCTATTGAAAGTTTGAAATCTCAAGGTAGGGATTCCTCCGTATATTCTCAGGCTGAATTGAGACGAATGGGAGAAGATATACTTGGGACGGATACCATTCCTTCATTAGTTAGTCAGGGATACAAGGAGTTTCGCCCCGATCTTGGTGATACCTATGAGCTAGAATCAATGGATGATAACTTTTTTAGATCGCCTAACCATCCTTTTAATAGGGCAAAGGATGCCATCGCTAGTGGGGTGTCAACGATGACTTCACCTATGGGCGGCACATCAGTTGCTAGAGACATAGAGGGACAACAAAGAGTTGAGCTAGGAGAATCCGCTAGACAGGAAGGAGAAAGAGTAGCAAAATTTATTAGAGAAGATGAAGATCTTGGGGTTCTGGGAGAAGTCCTGACAGGTGGCTATGGTTTAATGCAAGATAATCTAAGTAGACCTATATCAAGTCTCAAGTCTATGGTTAAAGACCTTCCTTATATGTTTGCAGGAACCCCTTTAAATGCATCAACAGGAAATACAATTGGATCATTTGATTCTGGGGACATGACTGCTGAAGAGTTGCAGAGTCAATTAGTTGCTCTTGACCAAGGGCAAGTCCCAACAGATCAAGTTGATACCAAGGCTAATGAGATAGTCATAAACCAAGACGCTCTGATGGGGTCTCAGTTAGGATATGGATTTAATCTACCTCCTAGCTCTAGTCGGGCTGTGGCTACGGACATATCTAGACTTGTCGATAAAGAAATGTCTCTTGATGGAATTATGTCTGGTATTAACGCACAGGCTGGTAAGCTACCAGAGATCCCCGGAGGAGCAGACTTTTCCTCCATAGCTAAGGCTAGAGCCAATCGTGGCGAGGCGGCAGCTACAAGGATGGAAGAGCTTGTTGAATCTATCCAGAGCAAAGCTAAGTCGGAAGCTCTTAATATGGCCCTTATAAACATTGGGGCGGGTATTGCCGGAGGTGATCTTGCGGGTGGTTTAGATCGCGCAGGTTCAGCCGCCGGGAAAATAGCTAGTGATGCTAGGAAGTCTACTCAAGCTCTTGAGCTTCAGGGTATTTCTATGGCTGAAGAAGCAGCTAGGTCTGGAGAAGATATACAGATTCAGGAAGCTCTTAGTGACTTACAAAGGTTCTCTGTTGAACAGGGTGTTGCGAAAGATCAGAGAGATTATAATCTTGAGCTTATTAAGAATACGTCAAATCGTGATATTAATTTTAAAAAGCTTGCGGCTGACATTGCTCAATCAGAAAATATCAGCAAAAGAAGCGTCCTTAGCTTGATTGGTACTGTCATTAAAGAAGAAGCTGACAGCGCGAAAAATTTAGGGGAGCAGTACAACGCAGGAGAAAGAGCTTTGAGATTGTATAGTCCATTTGCTGGTCTTTTTGGGCTTGCCTCTTTGTCCCCGGATGATTTGACAAATGCGCTTGGGCAGATTGGATCTGTTCAAACTACAGCCGCAACTAATACTGGTGATTTAGCTGCTGAATTAGAGGCTTTTATAGACTAATGAAATTTAATTATGAGAAGGCCGTAGCTGCTGGTTACAACGATCAACAGATTGCAAGTTTTCTTTCGCCAAAATTAAACTTCAATCTAGAAAGCGCTCTGTCTTCTGGTTATCAGTATGAACAGATAGTTCCTTTCTTGGTAAGTAATTTTGGTGAGGATGACACAAGCGTTCTTGGTCAGATAAAGGAAACCGCGAAGGGTGTTCCTCGTGGTTTCGCCAACACTTTCCTTGGGGCTGGCGAAGGTCTGGCTGAGTTAGCTGACGCTGCAACAAACTTCGTGGGCTACGAGGATCTAATAGATTCTGGCGAGGAGAACGAGTTAGTTCGCCTTGCAAGCGAAGGCAGGGACTATATTAATAAAACGCTAGGAGCAGACGAGCGTTATGAAGATAAATGGCTGACCAAGCTTGGTGATGCTGTTGGTTCTTTTGCTGGGTTCTTTGTTCCCGGTGGTGCGCTCAAGGCTGTTGGCGCTGGATCTAAACTTATTGGCGGATCAAGCCTTGCGTTAGCTACAAGCTCTGGTGCTGGAGAGCAAGCACAAAGAATACAGATGGCTAGGCAGCAGGGAATTGATGTCAGTCAGGATCAAGAAGACAAAGCTATTGGTTTGGGCGGATTAATTGGAACTAGTGAGGTTCTTGCTCCCCTTAGCTTGCTCAAGAAATTTAGAAGACTTCCTGATAAAGAAGCAGATACTTTCTTTTCTCGTGTATCTAGTGCTGTAAAGACAGGTCTTGCTGAAGGTACTCAGGAAGCAACGGCTGGCGCTCTTCAAAGCGCGGTTGAAAAGTATACATACAATGAGAGCCTCCCTCTTGGCGAGACTCTGTATGATCAAGTAATTGAGGACGCAAGCTTAGGTGGTGCTGCTGGTGTAATAGCAGACCTTGCTCTTGGCAGTTTTTCCAGAAGAGTCAGAGATGGCGCTGCAACAGAGGCTGAGTTTGAGAGAGAGCGTCAGCTAAGAGCAGCCGAAGAGATCCGTCTTGCAGAAGACCGTCAAGAAGTATCAGATTATGTAGCCCAGCAGGACAGCACAAACCCTGAGTCTGTTGTTAATGTAGAGGAGATCCTCCTCTTGCCTGCTCCAGATCCAGTTGATATTCGGACTGACGAGGATCAGGTAAGCTATGCCAGCAACATATCCAACAGTCTTAATTATAACTTCCCTACAGCTACATCGTTCACTTACCGAACCAATGATATAACTGACCCAGAAACTGGCGAGGTTACAGGATCAAATTACAATATCGTTGATCAACTTGGTAACACCTACGGCGCTTCTCCAATTACCACAAGAGAAGCGGCAGCTACGGTGGCTGGCAGATTGAACGACAAGCTTCTTGACCGAACCTTAAGTAGGTCTGTCAAAGATACTTTAGAAACTTCTCCTATTTCATATGACGAGAGATCAACCGAGACTCTTTTGCGTATAGGTAATCGAGTTCTGAACCCTCGTTCAAACTTAATTACAGACATTGAGTTGAACTCCGCAGCAACAGAGAACATAGATACTCGTGTTGAGGAGGACAGACGAAGACTGTATATAGAATCTTTGCCGCTTGATCAGGCGCTGTACTATCTTCAGGAAGGGCCGAAACAGAATAGGGCGAAAAGCAAGGCTGAGATGATGCGCTTGCTGTCTCCTACTCAGAGGATCAACTTACGCAGAAGGGAAAGAGGTCTTCCTGAAACCAAGTTCTTTACTGTGCAAGAGGCAAGAAGAGAGCTGAAGGATTCGTTTGGTAACCTAGCTAATAAAAAGTTTGAGTCACCGGAAGTCAAAGAAAAAATTGATTCCTTACAAAACGCTAGGACTTATCTCAATTTAAATGTAAGCAAGAACATTACCCCGGCGCAAATACAAAAGCTGCTTAATGAAAAGAACATTGCCTCAGACATTAATAGCCCAGAGATAAACGCTCTGGCTCGTAGTTTTGTAGGGGTTAAATCTGTATCTGACATGAATGTTGGAGACAGAAGAGTCTTTTACAAAAAGATAACAGCCCTGCCGCGCTTAGATAATTCGACTAAGCTTCCCGTATTTGAACTCAAGCCATTTACAAACTCACAATTTATAGCATCTGTTGAAGCAGTTAATAACACTGGGGATTTCAGCAACGAGACTATATCAGAAGCTGCACAGATTAAGCCTGAAGATCCTCGTTATGAGGATAAGATTGAGTCTATAAGAAAAGAATTACGCAAGCAGAAAGTTATTAGTAGCGGCAAAGTCCCTGCGTTTGACAGCAGGATCAAGGCAGAAGCAGAACAAATTCCTTTGACGGAAGAAGTTGAGACCGTCACTGATGAGCAGATTACTCCAGAGGTTGTCGAAGAGGTTGTCGAAGAGGTTGAAGAGCAAGCTGTAAGCCCAGATGTTCTGGAAAGAATACAGACTAGCCTGAGAAGTTATCTTGACGCTAAGGGTTTGAAAGAAGTTGGTGTCAATGTGGACTACGCCCTAAGAAATGTGGTGATGGACGCTGACGGCAATCTTAGATACGGCATCCGAAGGCGCAAGCTTAATGATGAGTATGAGTCAGCGCCTCAGACAGAGCTTGATAGAGTTTTTATTAAAGAAGAACTTGCTGAAGATTCTGCTGAAGGGTTCTACTCCCGCGACATGAACCAGATATTCCTAGCTGCTGATAGGCTTGCCAACTTTGAGGGCATGACCGAAGAGCAAATGCAATCAGAGCTTGCTTCTATTCTTAATCACGAGATGGTTCACGCAATGCGTAACCTAGATCTCTGGACTGAGAGTGAGTGGAAGATACTCAGCAATGCCGCTGCTAAGATAAAAAATAGTAACGGGCAGACATATCTTGCTGAAGCCCAATCCCTCTATAGCGACAAAATTCCCAGCATACAGGTTGAGGAATCTGTTGCTAACCTTATACGAGGCACAATTAACGGTAACACTAAGCTTGGCGGTAAGCCCAGAAACTTGATTAACAAGATGGTCAACTTCTTTGAGAGGATCAGAAACTTCTTACGAGGCTCTGGCTACAGAAGTTTCAATGACATTCTTTCTGACATCGAGTCTGGTGTTGTGGGCGGCAGAGAGAGGGGCGTTGTCAGGACAGCAAGGAGAGCGCAAGAAGAAGCTGAGTTAGAAAATTTCTGGAATGCTGACTCTGACATTTTGTATTCAAGAACAAAAGCTCCCAAGAAAACTCAGAAAGCCTACAAGTTATTTAGAATAAATCCCAATGATCCGGGTAAATTGTTTCCATTATATGTAGATTCTAAGACTCCTGTTCCTACGAATAAGTGGGTAACAGCTACAGATGGTGGATACAGCTTTCTTTCTGATAATGGTAAGCGGTATACCCCAGCTAAGACAGGAGTGTCTAGGCCAGTAAGTAAGAAAGTTGCGAAGGAAGCTTACAAACTTGGTTATGTTAAAAATCCTGATGTAAAAACAATTACCGCTGTAGCGTATCGTCCGGGCTGGCACTCTGGAGATCTTCCATCATCTCAGCATATAGGTGGCATCAGTGAGAACTCTATTGGGAGAAGAAAAGACTTTAGACAAAACGATCAGGTGTGGGCAGAGATAGAAGTTGCTGACGATAGGTCTGATTATTGGCAGGACTTAGCTAACTCAAGAGCATCTACTGTAAGGTCTGGCCCTAGAAGAGGAATGCTTAATCTTGGTGAGGCTCATTTAACTAACGAAGGTGAAATTCCAAAGGGTGGTTATTACAGATATAAAACTAACCCAGAGATGGAGGGCAACTGGTTAATTAGCGGTGAGATAAAAATTAACAGGGTTTTGTCTGACGCTGAGGTAAATAAATTAAATAGAGATGCTGGCAGAACACTTGACTTACCAAGAATAAAGAAAGGTTTAGGCAATAAGTCAGGCCAAAGATTGGACTCTAGAGATGTTCTTTATTCTAGAAAGTCTGCCCCCGCAGCCGTAAGCAATATATTCCCCACGGCAAAAAGTAGAAAGTTAGATCCCACAGAGACTGTTCTTGTCAGTGATTTTCAAGAGTATATAAAAGACGAGCCATTCAAAAAGAATATGATCATCGTTAAAAGCTATGACGATCTTCGTAAAGATAAAAGTCTAAGGACTGATGGACAGAAAGCATTAGCTTTTGTAGATCATATCAAGAATAACTTACTGTATTTATTTGATTCTGTTCCTCCTGAAGTAAGGACTAGATCTTCTAAGTGGTATGAAGGCGCTAACCGATTGATGCAGAATCTTGCCGATAAGCACGGCATAAGTTTATCTCAAGCCTCCGCTCTTGCTGCAAACCTTTCACCACAAAAGGATTGGTACATGAACGCCAGCCTTGCAGAGAGAACAGCAGATATATTCTTTGAGAAGGCCAACGAACCTTTCACTCCTGAGATGGGGAAGAAAGCTAAAGAGCTTTATGTAAACGCGAAAGCCGTGTCTGCAAAGAAGAAGAAAATTAACAAAAAGATATTGGACGGGATCAAAGGTAAGTCTCTGTCTGATATTATAGCTGAGGGCGCTACACTTGTTGAGCAGGCTATGTGGATTCGCACTTACGATCAAACATACAATAGTCCTAGCTACCGAATCGTTGCCCCAGAAGGTGATTACCTACAGTACGCAAAGACAAAAGGTGGAAACGATGCCCGTATTGCGTGGGGATCGTTTAATGAGATAGCAAAAGGCATCAAGGCTATTTCAGATCCAGACCTTAAGTCTGTCTCTACCAGTCTTGGTGCAGCCAACAAAGTAAGAAACTTCTACAATAATATCTATGACCCCTCTTCAGAGCTAGGGTTTGTGACAATAGATACTCACGCTGTTGGAGCGGGTCTTTTACGCCCAGTAAGCGGTGACTCAGATCAAGTAAGTGCAAACTTTGGAACTCTAAAAGGTTCTTCAAGCAGTTCTAAAACTGGGTATCGGGGCATGTACCCCTTCTATGAAGAAGCCTACAAGCAGGCAGCAGCAGAGCGCGGCGTACTTCCAAGAGAGATGCAGTCTATAACGTGGGAAGCTGTGCGCGGTTTGTTTTCTCCTTCTTATAAATCCAGTAAAAAGAATGTTGCGTTTGTCAACAGTGTCTGGAAAGATTATAATCGCAAGAATATTGATCTTGATGAAGCAAGAGAGAGGATATTAAATCATGCCGGACGTATCACAAATCCAGACTGGACAAGATCCGATAGTGGATCAGTTGCGGAAGATGCAACTTCCAGTTACGAGAGCCAACTACCTAGCAGTGGCGTACCCGGACAGACCGGACAACTTCCTACTGGAGGCGGAAGAAGAGGCAATGTTGCCGCAACAACTACAGATGAATCAAACGTCCTAGCGGCGCAGAAATCTGAGGCAACAAACAGAGAATCACAAAGGCTCAGGGTTGGGAATCACGTTGATGTCCTTGAGTCTAGGAGAGCGCCGGGATCGGTTGCCTCTGCTACTACTTATGAAAACCTCAAGACTCAGGCAGAAAACAGGGCGTACAACGCTGGTGACTATGCCTCCCCTATGTCTTTCGAGACTCCCACTTATACCTACCAAGAGGCTGGCCTAGCTGGCCCAGCTCGTGGCTTCTTGTATCAAGTTGCTGACAAGCTGCTTGGCCTTAAGTATGTCGAAGACTCGATCAACAAAAAGAGAAGAGATGCGGGACTCAAGGAGATACCTACCTTAGCATCTCCTTACAAAGGCGAGGAGCGCGTTGCGGGAATAGTTGGGGGCAAGATAAGGGACTTTGATCAAAACCAGCTACGTCCATTCGTAGAGTCTATGGTTTCCAATGATGTGTCTCGAAAGGAGATGGATGATTTTCTAATCTTGAGACATGCTGTTGAGCGCAATGCCAGAATCAGAAGCATTAACCCAGCCATTAAAGAGGCCGGAGCAGGGATGTTGGATGGTCAGGCTCTTACTGATACCTATGTTAAATCCAAAATGGCATCTCTTTACGGTATGCAGTGGAACGATACTACTGGTTCTTGGACTGGCGGTAATGGCAGAGCGCAAGTTCTAAACTCCTTAGCTAGTACGTTTGATGGCTTCACTAAAGGTACTCTAACAGAGTTGCGTGATGGCGGTCTGATCTCTGCTCAGGATTTCAATACGCTTTCTAGATACTACAAGTATTACGCCCCGCTCAAGGGCAAATTAGTTGAGGATGATGTTGCCTCTGAGCTTTCTCAGGGATCTACCGGGATAGGCGGCAGCTATACCATTGTTGGTCAGGAAGTTAAGACTGCTATGGGAAGACAGAGCGAGGCATTCTCTCCGCTCTCTACGGCGATTGCTGATAGAGAGAGGGCTGTTGTTCGTGCTACTAAGAATAAAGAGATAGGTCAGAATCTTGTAGAATTGATACGCGCCAACCCTAACCAAGAGTTTTGGGAAGTCATAGATAAAGATAACCCTGTGTATAAGAGGGCTTTTAAAACTAGATATGTATACGCTGGTAAAGATCCATCTATACCTGTTGGTACTGTCCGGTCTGATTTGACAGGAGTCAAAGACAAGAGTGCTTGGTTTAAGAAAAAGATTGTAGAGCCATCAGCATCGTCACCCATTCTTCGTGATGATTTACTTGGCGTTAAAATAGATGGTGAACAAGTTTATATAGATATTCGTGGTGATGAGAGGCTAAGAAACTCTCTTATGAACCTTGATGCTGACACTATGAATTTCCTGACTAAGTCTTTGTCAAAAGCAAGCAGGTTCTTGTCGTATGTAAATACTAGTCTTAACCCTGAGTTTGTTGTTGGTAACTTTGCCAGAGACATACAGACAGCAATCAATAATATTATTGGTGAGCAGACGATGGTGGGCGGGAAGGCTCTGAAAACCAAGGGTCTTAAGCGTAGCGTTATTAAAGAGACTGTCCCTAGTATCAAAGATTTTTACAAGGGCTACCGGAACAGCAAGAATAGAACTGCACAGCAGATCAAAGACTTTGATGAGTATATAAAGTCTGGCGCTAAGACAGACTGGTTTGTTTCTAGAGCGCCTGATCAAGTTTCAAGCACCATAGATAACTTGATTGAAATGCAAAAGGGTACATTCTCAGGTAACTTTAGGAAGAGATACGAAAATATTAGAGACTTTGTCGATGATACAAATTCCGCCGTTGAGAACGGTGTGCGCTTCGCTACCTTTAAGAAAGCCAGAGACTTGTTTGTTGAAAATGGTATACCAAGAGATGAAGCTATCGCCCAAGCTGCTACCCTTGCTAAAAACCTGACTGTAAATTTCAATAGAAAAGGTGAAGCAGGCAATCTTCTGAATAGTCTTTACATATTCTTCAACGCTTCGGTGCAGGGTACGGTTAATTTTGCTCGTGGCTTGAACGTATTTGACCCAGAGTCTTCTCGTAAGAAGCAAGCTATGGTTGGTTCTATGGTTGGATTCGGTGCGTTAATGGCGTATATGAATTCCCTTCTTAGTGACGATGATGAGTCTGGGCGGTCTTACTATTCCCAGATACCCGCATTTGAGAAAGAGCGAAACATTATCATAATGAAAAGTATCTTTGATCCTGACGCGCCGCCTGAACAATACTATAAGATACCTCTTCCTTACGGATACAATGTCTTTCATGTCCTTGGCACATCAATTATGGATTCGATGTCCGGCGCTCAGTCTAAGGAAGAAGCTGCGGCATCTTTAGTTACCTCATCTCTAGGGTCATTCTCTCCAGTAGGTTTTGGTTCTTCAGATAATTACTTCAATGCCATTGCGAGGGGCATAACTCCTACTGTTGGTCAACCAATTGTTGAAATACTTGCTAATGAAAATTACTTTGGTAGTCCTGTATATTCTGAAAGTCAGTATGGTCAGGATGTTCCTGCTAGTCAGATGGCATTCCGCACAACACCAGAAGTATTTAAGAGGTCAGCTAAATTTTTAAACTCAATATCTGGCGGTGATGAAAGTGAGGGAGGGATGCTAGATTTTTCTCCTGATACTATGAATCATATGTTTAAGTTTGCTCTTGGTGGCACAGGTGCTTTCGGTATTCGGAGTATGAATGCGCTAGAGAAAGGGCTTACAGACCTTGAGGTTACTCCCAATGAAGTTCCTTTTTACAGAAAAATAGTTGGTGAGGTTAATGACTTCGATCAGCAGACAGATTTTTATGATCGCAAGGATACATTAGACGCTAAATACAGGCAGTCAAAAATAGAAACCGGGACAGACAGAAGAGGTTATGTTATTAAAAACAAAAACTTCCTTCGTCTTCGCCCGGTTATGAACAATGCTCAAGCAAGAATAAGAGCATTAAATAAAAGACTTAATTTGCTTCAATCAAGAGCAGCGGATTCAACAATTAATGCTATAACTTTTGCTCGTGAACAAGAGAAGATACAGGAGCAGAAATCTCAGATTTATAAGCAGTTTAATCGCAGGTACGATTCTCTTATTGGCAGGAACCAATAACAGAAAACTCCGATAGAGGGATATAGCAACAAGGATCTACGTCTTGCCAATCCCCTCGGTCTTTTCTGCCGCCCATAGCTACGTCATATTTGCAGTGAATTATGTCACACCTAGCTATCTTGTCCGTCCACTTGACGATCAAGTAAGTATCTTTCCCAGACACACCAAACAACAATCGCGCTGTCATCATCTTCGACATACTGATCATGAATGTCGGGAACTTATCCATCTCAAATGTTCTGCACTTGAATTCCATAAAGGCTACTATCTCTCCGTCCCTCTCGGCAGCGAAGTCTAAGTGGTACTGAATTGGCAACTTGTTAAGCTTGCAATGCCACTTATTAGATATTAATTCTGCTAAGTCATTCTCTCTTGCTAGATCTTCTTTGCTTTCGTATTGCGTCCTCGACATGTGGTTTCTCCAGTAGTAATTCTAGTAGTTCTTCTATGTTCTTTAGCCTTTGTAAAACAGTCTCTGCTTCTTCTTGAGAAGTAAATTTCAAGACAATTTCCATTCGTTTACCTCATTGATTTGATCTTCATCTAAACTCCTAGCAGGAGGGGGTATTGAGAAACCCATACTCCCCGCTAAAACAAATAGCGTTTCTATTAGTCTTCCATAGGTTTCAGTGTTAGTGTCCTCGCTTCTTTTGTTTGGCCTTCTCTTCTCACCAAACTTAGTATCAACTACAGTCTCGCCAAAAGTCTGGCACAATATTTCTTCATGCATCTCACCCTCAGTGAGACCAACAAACTCTCCAAAAGACCTGACCCACTTGCGGTAGTAACCTTCCTGTCTTCGACTGCGAGAGTCTCTATAGCTGCTGATCTCCACAGACAAACCCTTGTCGCATTTGTTTAGCAACGCTGCCATCAGATGGATGTCATTAGGGCTTGCGTGTGCAGCCATAATAATTATCTTATCTATGTCTTCAGTATCTTCTATTCTGAATTTCATAGTTCAATAACCCCGTCATTAACCCTCCTGATAAGAGTCTGAATAACTAGATACAAGAACTGTTCGGACTGATCGATGTCCCTCATGTACTGATTATCCATCTTGCTTACTTCATACTTATCGAATGCGCTGTGGCATTTCATGCACAGATCAGCAACGCAAAGGTCATGCCCCTTGATGCCTTTGCCCTTACCGAAACTGTGTTGCCTTAAGCCAGAGTAATGCGCGGCAACCACAGTGCCATCATCGACACCGCAGTTGACGCAGCTTTGCCCTTTGGCAGCAGCAAGTAACTTCTTAGAACGAATGCTAGAAGGGGATGTCATCGTCTATAAAGTCACTTGAAGGAGTTGGCGCGGCCTGTGGTGCAGGCTGTTGCACATACTGTGGCGCAGGTTGTGGGGCTTGCTGCGGTACAGGTTGTGGTGCAGACTGTTGATACTGAGGAGCCTGCTGTTGCGCGTCTGGGTTATAGTAAACTTCAGATGACAACGAAAGGTACGGGCTTCCACCTCCTTGAGGTATGGCCTCCCAAGCAGACATCTGTATCTTCATCTGCTTCCCGTCCTTCGCCATCTGAATAAGCAACTTCATCATGTCTGGTGTGACCTCGATGTTGCCGCTGTAATCTGGTCTGCGCTTCCTGTTGGCAGACGCAGCCTGTGTTCCTAAGATAGAGCAGCAGTTGCCCCCATCTTGCTTGACCCAAAGACCGCCCTCTCTACTGCTAGGGTATTGCTTCTTACCTTCCATATGTTTCTCCTATTGAAACTTTCGTATTTCATTGCTGCACCATTGCCTAAACTCCTGAGCTTCTTGTTCACTCAGCTTGCCAGTAATGTGTGCGTTTGCGCTTAAACAATCGATGATTTGCTTTTTACTTTCGGCACTTGAAATTATATCTTTAAGTCCCTCAAGCGTTAGCTCTGTTTGCTCCTCATCTTCCCCAACGACAGGCTCAGATGGCACGGAGTGATCCATACCCCCCTCTGCCTGCCTCCAAAGCTTAATCCCAAGACCAAACATTCCAAGACATTTAACTAGGCATCTCATCCTAGTATCCTGTACCTGTCTACTGGTCGGGTTAACCACTGAAGCTTTTGATTTACCACTCTGCATTACGGGTAACCACATTGATCTCTCAATGTAATCCTCGTGAATCATCTCTTCATTGAGGTGAACTCTGACCGTGCAGTTAACCATCACTGAACCATCAGGGTGACGAGTCTCATCGTGGAATGTGTAGAAACTAGCGGGGTAATGAGTAACGAATATAGACCAAGCATCTGCCCAGTTAAGGTATGAGTTCCCATCATACCCTTTCTGTAGCATCCCATTTAGATTCATATCGTAAAGCTTGAACCACATCTCCCTTATTCTAGCGTGTGACATACCCGCTCTCCTTAATCATCTTGACGATTTCATTTCCTTTCATCTTGTAGAAAAGGGAGATGCTAATATCTATCTTTGTTCTTTTGCCATTGGTAAATATCAAAATTTTCTCCCCACTTATTTGCAACTTAACGGCATCGTTTTTGAACTGACCCATAATGCCTATTGCCTTTCGGTAAAATTCCTCATCCTGTTCTATCATCACTCCTCCACTGATCGCAGAATTTACTGACCCTACAATAATCTTGCAGACATCTTGTTGGCTCACCTCTGCGGTGTTCAACAAATACTTTTTCTGAGGATTCTTTGCAGTGTTTATCTGCCTCTACCTCGTTGTCGTACAATTTTATTGCCCTCTTCCTACCCTTCTTCATGACAGCCCACTTCTCACCACGCAGCCAACGCTGTTTGTCTGTGCAGAATGCTACTGGTTCGCCCAGCATGTCAGCTAATTTAGCGTCAGCGTGTTCATCCAGATAGCCCTCAATGATGCGGGTCTGTTCATCTGGTTCAGTGATAGGGATATCAATGATTACTATGGGAGCTTGCGGGTAATTGGCATTGTTCTCTGCCTCCCTCTGCTTCCAATCTCTTAGCACCGCTATTATCTGTAACTCTGAGACCTCTTGCTTCTTAGCATTTCTTACTAGCCAAGCATAACAATTGAGCTGATCTACCCATTCTTCTTTGCCATAGATAACTGACCAGACTGACGTACATTTGTAGTCAGCTATGGATATCGTGCCGTCCGGGTTTACTTTCTGCACATCAATAGCGCCAGAGATCTTCCAATCTTTGTGTTTGATATGCAGTCTTTCTTCCAAGATATAATCCCAAGAAGCTTCGGCCTCAAACATATTGTGAACCGCAGTTCCAAGGACAGCCCAAAGCTTGTCACTCACATCTTCTGTTAACTCATCCCAGTATTTCTTTCTCAATATGTTTATTCGAGGTGAGCCAATCATAGTGGTCACGCTTATCTCAGCGTCACCCATTGAGTAATTGTCTTTGGATAGAGCCTTGTATACAGGCTCTGGCAGATTGTGCTTATTAGTTATCTTCATAAGACTCTGAACACTCGGCAGGCATCGCCTTCTCTATGCACAGTGAAGCGCTTTTCACTGTCTTTGTTAGACCTGATGCTTGCCTGAGACCTGACGTTAGTTTCTTTCATGTCATCAAAAGGAACCAATACGCTGTCACCGATCTCCATCTTGTCGAATGGGATCAGCGTCTGTCTTACCTTTGGGATTGGTACATCTTTCTGTATTTCTAGACTCATTTAAATATTCTCCGTATTGGTTATCATCACTAAAGTCTGGCAAGATACCAGCCTCTTGTAGCTCTAAAACGTATTGACCTATCTTACTCATATCAATTACCTCGGAGGGTGATATTAATGTTGCACAATGTTGATGTCAACGCTAATATCATTTATGAATGTGTTGTCAAGGGCGAACCTGCATCAAAAGCTAACAGCAGACGCTTGGTTACAATCGGAGGAAGGCCGCGATTCATCAAGTCTAGGAAGGCTTTGGACTATGTAAAGGCTTTCGAGGAACAGGTTGATGCTCTCGATGATCTTATCGAGTGTGATGTTGCCGCCCACATAACCATTCATTACAAGACACGCAGGCCAGACCTAGATGAGTCAGTCATTCTAGATTGTCTGCAAGGAGTGGCATACAAAAATGACAGACAAGTTAAAGAAAAGCACATCTACTGGGCGCTCGACAGAGAAAATCCACGCTCCATTATTAGGCTCGTTGCTATCAAAAGAGATAGCGCGTAAGCTTATTGATCGCAGTTTCAGGGATCTCTGCTTGGCAGATGAGTCTATAAAAGCTTTAGAATTTTTCACATCTGACGATCTAATTAAACACTGCGAAGACGCTGATATAGATGCGGTTTGGGTCAAAGACTCCGCTCTAGATATGGTCAAGCGTTCAACGGTGCAACGTCAGTATTTACTTAAAGGAATCACAAAAGAACTGAGGGGTCAAAATGGGGGTCATAGACGAAATCGTAGAGGGGATCTACGATGATTGCAGGATAGTCTGTCCTGCTTGCGGCAACGATAGGAAAAAGAAAAACGTCAAAACTTTGTCGGTCACAATAGGATCTGACGCTAAACTTTATTACTGTCATCACTGTACCGCATCTGGTGCAGTTAAAATTCAATCAGCTTACGAACGATTACCTAAACAAAAGGTCGTTCATATCCAATCTAATAGGGATAACGCCGTGCTAGAGGAATTCCTTTCGAGCCGGGGCATTCCTATGTCTGCGGTAAACACAGAGGTTATAACAGGTAAGAAGTATTTTAATGGTAGCGGTGAGCTGCCTGCGGTGGGGTTTGTCTATGCGTCAGGCTCAGAGAGAGCGGTCAAGTGGCGGTCTACTGAAGGCAAGCACTTCACTCAGGATGGTGCGGCGAGGTGGCTGTACGGCCTTGAGAGGGTCTCTAAGGAAGATGAGCAGCTAGTGATATGCGAAGGTGAGGTTGATGTCCTCGCCCTGTCAGCAGCTAGTGTGACGGCTGTGTCATGCCCTAATGGTGCGCCTCAGAAAGTAAGTAACAACAGGATCAATCCAGAGGATGATAATAAATTTAGTTATCTCTGGGATGCTCGTGAAATCATTACTAACATTCCCAAAATTATATTAGCTACTGACAGTGATCAGGCAGGCGAAGCCTTGGCTGAAGAGATAGCTAGGCGAGTGGGCAGGGCGAAGTGTTGGAGGGTTAACTTTCCTGATGGATGCAAGGATAGTAATGATGTCTTGCTCAATCACGGCGCGGAGAAACTTGCTGACCTGATAGCCAACCCTACACCTATGCCATTGAAGGGCGTGTATGCGGCACAGGATTACGCTAACGAGGTCAGGCATATCTATACCGAGGGCGTGGGTAGCGGGGTGTCCACTGGGCTACAGTCAGTAGATGATCTCTTCACTATCAGCGAGGGGCAATTGTCTGTAGTGACGGGGCTACCTAGCTCTGGCAAGAGTGAATTCATTGACCAAATCATGATCAATATGGCACAGAAAAGTCACTGGAAGTTTGCTATCTGTTCCTTTGAGAACCCGCCTCATTTTCATATAGCTAAACTGGCTGAGAAGATTATAGGCAAACCGTTTTTTGACGGCCCGAATCAACGGATCAGCAACGAGGAACTGGACACAGCAATTGACTTTATTGACAAGCATTTTGTTTTCTTAGATCAAAAGGATGGCGTTGTCTCTTCGATAGATAGCATCATAGATAGGGCGAAGCAGGCGGTACTCAGGCTAGGTGTCAGGGGTCTGGTGATAGATCCCTATAACTACATCGAGCAGGATGGCACAGAAGAGCATATCTCTATCTCTGCAATGCTAACGAAGGTCACTACATTCTGTAAGGCTCACGGTATCCACTGTTGGTTTGTCGCGCACCCTGCCAAAGTTTATCCCAAGGAGGACGGAACATACCCGGTTCCTAAAGGAATGAGTATCTCTGGTAGCGCTGCTTGGTTTGCTAAGGCTGACTTGGGTATCACTGTACACAGGACGGATGATGACGTTGAGGTTCACTGTTGGAAATGCAGGTTCAAATGGGTGGGAAAACAAGGGGTTACGAATCTTAATTATGACTTACTCAGCGGCAGGTACTCAGAACAAAACGCCATCAGATCATACTCTCCAACCACAAAAGTTAACTGGTATGACGAAGTCGATATCTGATTTGGGAACCAGAGAAATTCACGACAGGCATAGCGTCATGATCGAGGGCGGGATAATACCTCGCGCAAAAGTAATGGATCAGTTGATTGTTGATAAGTTGTTGATGGATGGCAGGATAACCTTGAGTCAGCATATGGCTGCTGAATTATTTTTAAGTCAAGCTGAACGCGCCTGTATAAATATTCGGGCGCAAAAATATGATGCGATTCCGGCAGGCAATGGCAAGAAGGATAACTTTAGTAATGGTTACGGTGCTTTCAGCAAGACTGTCACTCTTGTCAAGAAAGGTTTGGGAGTAGAATATGCTATGGTTTTATATGATTGTCTGATATCAAATGAGTTGGCTGAAAATAATTTCAGTCTGCTTACTGATAGTCTTGACCTTATTGTTAACCGCAGAATGTAGTGCAGCAGTCTCTATCGCACCACAAAATAAAATCGGGGGAATACGATAGAGTAAGGGGCTGCTGCGCCACCCTTGGAGTCACCCCCGACTACGTTCTTTGTAAGGTATGAACCCTAAGTGAGTCAACCTATCTTTTAACTTCACTTCCCAAGTCAATACACGTTCGCACCTGTGCTGTTTAGCTTTAGTCTTGGCGAACTGCTCAACCTTACTCTCTATATCTTCTGACCCTTCTCCTTTGACTATGAATTTAAAGAGTCTCTGACCCCCATTACTCAGTTCTATCTTTACTTTTGCAATCCCAATCATCGTCTTGATCCCCATCAATAACACTATTTATAAAGTCTTCAGCAGTGGTAAATTTTAAATCGGTATCAGCTTTTTGTTTGAAGATTCTATCCCAGTTATCGTTGTATTTTTTCTTGTCTACCTTGCGCTGAGAGCTACCCTTCCCGCCGTGCCACTGTGCCATTGCTAATCTTCCTCGATATCATTTGTATCAAAATAAAATTCATCGTCATCATCGAAGTTAATGTCAGCCTCATCAAAGTCAAGATCTTCTACTGACTGTAAGCCCTCGTCATATTTAATATCATCAATCAGAATGTCGATCTGTTTAGTCATGACCTCTAAACTTTGATGCAGCATAGCGATGTTAGACCATAGGAATGCATCCTTATTCCCTGCGGTTGCGTGTTCTTTGATCCTGATACACCTCCGCTCGATCTCTGCTGCTGTATTGTATATGACATCTCTTGATTCCTGCTTATCAATATCATTCCTGCTACGATTAATACTAATGACATTACTCATGTGAACTCCTAGTTAATTGTGGCTCCGTCTCTGGTTTCTTTCTTGGCATCTATGACACCCTTTAACATTGCAAACACCCATTCTTCTGGCAGGTCTTTGTCTTGGCCGTCCGGCCTGTCGTAAACGACAAGGTCTGACAGCACCTCGATCAGTGCCGCAGCCACCGACACTCTTGAAATATTATCGGCCTTATCGTTTAGCACTTCAGTAATTGCTATGCCAACGAAGTCCATTTGTTCATTAAATTCTTTGTAAGTGATATCCATCATCGTCCTCCTAGTCATAGATATTAAACAATTGCTCAGGCGTAACTGTCTCTAGTATCAGATACTGCAAGAGTCTAGCCTCTTCTTTTGCCACAACTCGAATGCCAAAAGAAACATCTCTCTTATCTTTAACTAGGCAGTGTGATACCTGAGTAAGTTTGGCTAGATACTCGGCCTCTTCTAACGCAGCCACAGTATCAGTGAATAAAGATGTCACTCTTCGTCCTCCTCTTCCTCCTCATCTTCTCGCTGAGGCATAGGGTGAGGATCATAGTCCTCATCACCTACTCGATTAGGGTCATCAGGTGTATCTCTCCAATCTATACAGATTCGTCCCATCTTCTTCTCCTTATTCGCAATTGATACTGGTGGAATATTCCGGCCATCCGAAATCCCCGCCGCTCTCTCGATACAGAGCGGTCATCGAGCAATACTCTGAGTGATGGCGGACAGCTTCCTCTGTGTCTGACTTCCCTGCAAATCCCAGTGCAATAATTGTAAGGGCAAAGAGAATCAATAGCTTGTGTGAGTCATTCATCACGCGCCCCTCCGATATGTATACTTAACACCCTTGTGTCTGATCACTCGCTTGCGTCCTATCACTAGGTCACTGCTCGTTGTAGCTATGTAACCTCGATAGACAGAGAAGGTTCTGTCTACCGACACAAGTCGAAGGAATGGATTCAAGTTAGCCAGTAATATTTTTAGTCTAAACATTGTGAACCTCCGGTGTCCAATAAGTGTTGACTGGTCTATAGGTGCAGTCCCAAGTGTCGAAACAAGCTCCGTCAACTATTGCTGTGAGATGGCGAGAGTTTCTGACGATGGCATTGTCAGGGTGATTCTCCCAGTCCCGCAGCTTGATCAGCTTCCCGTTGGAATTCCTCGGACACTTATTTTTTTTCCAACCGATTCTTTTCAGATACTCCATCCAAACAATGTCCTGATTAGGCCAAGCGCACATCTCTAAACCGACTGCCATCAGGTCTTCAAAAACACTCTTGTACGACATTCCGGTTGCGTTACTTATTGCCCTGACTACGCAGTCATTTTTAAACTTGCGATTGATTCTTGCTGATTCGCACTGCTCAATAAAGGGGAGATGCTGCATCATTACGCAACCCTCCTGTCTTTGTTGTAACCCTTGAGAGATGCTGTCACGACCTCTGTGACGCGAGTGTGAGAGGCGATGAACTGTCTGCTAAGTTTCTTACGAACGGCGCTCATGTCGAGCGTGGCGCGTTCTGATACTGACACTGTTAGGTAATGCTCAGTGCCGCAGTATCTGCCCTCACCCTCAGCCTTGAGGCTTTCTATTAGAGCTTTCTTGTGATCGTTTAGCTCGGCAATCTGTGCTGATAACTCTGCGATCTGGTCTACTGTGTTGATATGTTTCATGTGGAACCCTCCAAGGTTTATTTAACTGAATCAATTAAGCCATCTTTCATAGTGATTTCTGCGAAGAACTCTCGCCCCTGACCAGTGATATGAGGGCGATTAGCACCGACTAAATAGCCATCTCTGCGGTACTCTTCTCCGAACATACTGGTCTCGATAAATTTTAAAGGCTCTCCAACCTGAGTCTTGAGTTCTTTTTTGCTCTTGTAATTAAATATAATCATGCGTCTTACTCCAAGTGATGGCCCCTGTCAGGGCGGTTGAATTAGAATTGAGCAAGTTTGTAACTAAGCTCGTCTTTTGATGAACAGTAGCGGTCATTCTTTAACAAAGAATCATCGCCGCCATCGATCCAGTAACCGATGTCTCGACCAATGCGATCTATTTCAATTGTTAGCCCCAGTTTAGCCGCTTGGAGCCTGATCTTGCTTAAAGGTACAGTCTTGCTCTGATTAAGGTTTTTATTTAACAATGTTGCCAGTTTCATGATGTGTCTCCGTTAAGAATGCCCCCTTGCGGGGGCGTTAATATTTAAGCGGCCTTCTCGGCTGCTTCTTCAGTAGATTGCAGTGACTTGAGGTGTGCTAGCGCCTTCTGCGCCTTCGCTGCTGCTTTAAAGAATAGCTTTTCGTCATTCTCTAACGCCTTCATCCAACTGGCTAAGTATTGCGCGTGGTCTGGTGCAGGGGTGTGTTCTATTCCTAGCTCGGCTGAGGCGAACACTGCACATAGCTCCGCGCATAGCTCCTCCTTCGCATAGTTCTCATGATTGCGCTCATAGATCTCAGGGCGATTGAGGCGCGACCTGTGTCCTGTCCAGTGACCCAGTTCGTGCAGCGCAGTGCCGTAGTAGCCTTGCTGCTTTGCTGCGTCTGTGTCACCTATAAAATCAGTGATTGCGGGTAGGACTATGTGGTCACCTATTGGTGAGTAGTGGGCTGAGTTGCTGCCTTCGACAATGCGAATGTCAGCCCCGCAGTTCGCTATGAAATCCTCGGCATTTGCGAGGGTCTCGACAGGGTCACGCTCGACCGTGACTAGCGCCTCAGCGCCTACCTGCTGCGCGTTCCAGAGAGCCACCGCTCTGAAGAATAGCCCAGTCTTTTGATCGCCTTTTGAATCTAACACTGGCTTGCCCTTGGCATCTTTTAGCTTGGTAGGCATAGGGGTTAGCACATAGGCGGAAGCCTTCTCGCCCTTTGGCACTGGCGTGTCGGTAGACTCCCAACCCTTGTAGGTAGACCATCTGGGGTCGTTGAAGCCGTTCTGCTCGGCTGCGATCCATAGCAGGAATACGTTGCCGCCTGTGTAAAAATTTCCTGTCACGCAGTTATGGTGAGATCCGTTAGCCATTTGGCCCTTCCACGGCTTAACCCAGTTCGCGCCGTGTTCTTTCATCTGTGCAAGTACCTTGCGTGTAAGGTCAGCCTGTGGGTTGCGATGTTGCTTAGTAGATGTTGCCATTGTGTGTCACTCCAAGTGATATTAAGATTATAAAGTCGTATTGCTGATATTAATGATATTGAATCTATTGTCAAACTTTTATTTCGAAAAATCTGCGTAAGCTTTTTTTGCTTCTATCACTATCTCATTTTGTCGCTGTGGCTCCGCGCACATAATCAAGGCCCAAATCACTGCCTGCGTTTCCGGCATCCAGTGATAGTCGTGCCACGCCTGATCGTGCCATTTTGTTTTCAAATGACGCTTAACTTCTCTCACAAATTTTTGAGTAATTTTCATTTTACTGCTCCTGATAATAGTCGTGATTTTTGATCTGCCACTTTTCAGTAACAGGCTTTCCTAACTCGTCCTCGTCAGTGACTATATAAACTACTGTCTTTTTTACTAGGGCATAGCGCCATCCACTCATTCCTGCAACGCCCTCTCCGCCTACCCAGACTCTGTGAGGATACTCGGCGGCCATACTCACTGAATACTCGTCTCGCTCATCATTTTTTGAGTACTCAAAATTGTTGCCGTGATCCTTCTCAATAAAGTTGCCTATCGGATTTTCTGTGTAAGTGTAGTAAGTCATTGTGTCGCTCCAGTGTTTAAAATTTTAAAGTCAAACCGTATTGGTGATGTTAATGATATCAACGGCCATTGCAAGGAAAAATTTAATTATTTTTAGTGTTGTTGTAAGTCATTGATATTAAAGGCAATCAACGATAGCAACAAATCAATAGTAGGGGCAGGGGTCAGGCTATCGTGCAGTGAGCGGCCTGTGTGAAGCTCTCAGGGCTATTGTATAAATTTTAATCAATTGCGGGTATTATCGGGATAAACTTATGGAGTAAATCAATATGGGCAAACCTAGATCAGGATTAACAGATAAACAGCGGCTCTTCGCAACGTGCGTGGGAAGTCGAGGCATGACGTATTCAGCGGCATATAGCGAAGTATACGATTGCGACAATATGGCAAGCGCTACTATAAGGAGGGAAGCCAGTAAACTAATGGCAAACCCCGACATCACCACTATGGTCAATAGGCTATTAGTAGCTAAGGAGGGTCAGATACAAGCCTCAGCCCTCTCGGACAGAGAGCAAGTTCTTAGCAAACTTCGGGGGTGGATGGAATGCGCCGAGGGTGCAGACGCGATGAAAATAAGATCTGCCGAGCTATTGGGCAAGAGTGTCGGCCTATTTAAAGATGTAGTCGAACAGAAGCAAGAGACCACTAGTGCAGATATCGAGGCCAAGCTACAGGCCAAGCTCGAACTACTATTAGCAAGTCAGGAGACAAAAGAATCCGATACAAAAGATTTGCACTAGCATTGTTACGCCTGACACATTTAATGTAGTTGACCTATCGTTCAGCAATGACACGCTTAACTATGATTGACTAATCGTTCCATAATAATATGCGTGACACTTTTTATAAGCAGACAATCGTTCCACAACCAATTTATATGATCGTTCCATAATCACCTGATCGTGTGTGCCACCCCCACCCCCCCTGACAGCTAGGCCGGGTATATGTGATATATACATAGTGATATACTCAAACAATTACCTACTTTTGGACATACCCCCCCTATGTTTTCTAGATTGCCCAATAATATCAATGACTTAGCTTCGTGCTGGTCAAATTTTGTACAGAAAAGGGGTAGGAATCCTAGTACCCCCCAAATATTTTGCAAAAAAAATTGACCTTACTCTTGTCAAGAGGCACAATATGTTAAAATTTATTACACTTGTGTCTTAAGGATTACCCTTGTTAAGGGCTTCTCTTATACGTTTGCAATACCTACTTCTAGGTATTCCTAATTTTTTAAATTAAGGATAACGCTTTCAAGAGAAATCCTTGTTAGTGAAATCCTTGTTTTCAAAAAGGCGAGTTGCGCTTGGATATTGATCAAAATTTAATCAATACATTAGATAGCGTCCCTGTTGAGGACAAGCAAGAGATCCTTAGCCTTCTTGAGCAGCTTGAAGAAGCGAAGACGATTGAGTCTGCTAGGGCTGGATACATAGATTTTGTACGCACGATGTGGCCTGCCTTCATTGATGGTGAGCATCACAAGATAATGGCTTCGGCCTTTGAGCGTATTGCTCGTGGTGAGTTAAAGCGGTTAATAGTTAATATGCCGCCCAGACACACTAAAAGCGAGTTTGCTAGTTACATGCTCCCGGCTTGGTTCTTGGGGCAGTACCCGAATAAGAAGATAATACAAACAGCCCACACAGCAGAGCTTTCTGTTGGATTTGGTAGGCGAGTTCGTAACCTTGTAGATAGCGAGGATTTTAAAAAGGTTTTCCCAGAGTTGACTCTTAGGCCCGACTCCAAGGCTGCTGGGAGGTGGAGTACCAGTGCTGGTGGTGAATATTTCGCTATTGGTGTTGGTGGTGCTGTTACAGGAAAAGGTGCAGACCTGCTCATTATCGATGATCCCCACTCGGAGCAGGAAGGACAAAGTGCTGACCCCACTGTGTTTGATCGAACCTATGAATGGTACACATCCGGGCCTCGTCAACGCCTTCAACCCGGAGGCGCTATTGTTATAGTAATGACGCGATGGCATATGCGTGATTTAACCGGGAAGATAACTAAGTCTGCCTCTCAACGGGCTGGAACAGATCAATGGGAAGTCATTGAGTTCCCTGCCATCATGTATGAGGGGTCTGACAAAGAGAAGCCACTGTGGCCTCAGTTCTGGAGTAAAGAAGAACTGGATGCCCTGAAGGCAGAACTCCCGCCTTCTAAGTGGAACGCCCAATACCAACAGAACCCCACTGCTGAAGAGGGGGCGATGGTTAAGAAGGATTGGTGGAAGATCTGGGATAGTGAGACTCCCCCACCCTGCGAATTTGTTATCCAGTCTTGGGATACTGCCTTCTTAAAAACACAACGAGCTGACTACTCTGCCTGTACAACGTGGGGCGTGTTCTATGCGCCTGATGATGACGGGAAGAGTCAGCCTAACATTATACTGCTTGATGCCTACAAAGAGCGTTTGGAGTTCCCAGAGCTTAAACAGAAGGCATATGAGATGTGGCAGATAATGCAGCCTGACGCTTTTATAGTGGAAGCCAAGGCCGCTGGAACGCCTTTGATCTTTGAGTTAAGGGCGATGGGCATTCCGGTTTCTGAGTTCACGCCCTCTAGAGGTAACGACAAGATAGCTAGGGTTAACGCCGTGGCAGATCTGTTCGCCTCTGGTATAGTCTGGTGTCCAGAGACTCGCTTTGCTGAAGAGGTAATCGATGAGTTTGCAGCTTTCCCTGTAGGAGAGCATGATGACTTGGTTGATTCATCTACTCAGGCGCTGCTTAGGTTTAGGCAGGGCGGCTTCTTGAAGTTGAAGAGTGACGAAGAGGATGAGCCATTCTATGGCGGGAAGGCAATCAGTTATTATTGATCTCAAAGAAGAAGAAAAAAAGATCGAGACTGAGATTAGGGAATGGTCATCTAATGTTATTGAGATGCCAAATCCTAATTTTAAGAATATCCCTACTTGTCCCTATGCTAAGGCAGCTTGGGAGAAGGGTTTAGTTAAGATTGTTTTTGATCATGACGGCAACGACAAGCAGTTGTTGAAGTATATCTCTAGTTATGATGATGACTATGAGTTAGTTATTGTCGTTGAGACTGACTATGATGAAGATCAAGATGGCTTTCATGAAGGGCTTGGTGAAGTTAACAGCCTGATAAGCCAAGATGTTTGGGATGATTCAGACCTGTGGGTTATGGGTTTTCATCCCTCTGATGATGAAAGTGAAGTTCTGGACGCTGAAAGTTTTGAGCCTGTTAGCGAATACAGCTATGGGCTTATTTTTATTCAAAGACTTTCTCTTCTTCAAGAAGCCTCTGATAAGCTTACGCTTACGGGTTACTATGATGTGTATCAGGACAACCCTGAAATAACTGAGATGTACGAAATCCGTAAAGACTATTACAGGAGATTCCTCGATGCTAGGCAAACAAAAAAGTATGCGCGGTAAAGTAAAAGCAATGGGCGGCGGCAAAGCTGTTCAAAAGAAAAAGATGATGGGCGGCGGCAAAACTGCTGCTAAGAAAGTTATGGGAATGAAGTCTGGAAAAGCAGCACCCAAGAAAATGATGGGTGGTGGTAAAACTGCTGCCAAGAAAGTAATGGGTATGAGATCCGGCAAAAAAGTTAACCAACTTAAGAAGATGAAGTCTGGTGGAGTGTGCCGTGGAATGGGCGCTGCAACCAAGGGCGGAAACTTTGAGGTCGTTTAATGGCTGTTGAAAAAGCTTTAATTAGCAATCCGCTTGCCATAGATGCCGAAGAGGCTATTGAGGTTAGCATAGTTAACCCTGAAGCAGTTTCTATCGAGACTGAAGATGGAGGCGTTATTCTGGATTTTAATTCAGAAGACGGCTTTATGGATGATGAGATAGTACACGGGTCTAATTTAGCGGAATACATTGATCCTCCGGTCTTAGAGATGATTGGCTCAGATCTTGTTGGCATGTATAACGCTGACAAAGAAAGCCGAGCTGACTGGGAAGAGTCCTATGTCAGAGGATTAGATTTGCTGGGCCTTCGATTTGAAGACCGTACTATGCCTTGGGCTGGAGCTTGCGGTGTCTTTCACCCAATGCTTGCTGAAGCTGTGGTTCGTTTTCAGGCTCAGACAATTCAAGAAATATTCCCTGCCAGTGGGCCAGCAAAGACGGCTGTTGTGGGCAAACTCACTGACGCTAAGTCTAAACAAGCTGGTCGTGTTCAAGATTACCTAAACTATTTAATGACACAGAGAATGTCTGAGTATCGGTCTGAGACTGAAAAGCTCTTGTTTTCTTTGCCAATTGCAGGATCTGCTTTTAGAAAAGTTTATTTCGACCCCAACCTGAACAGACCTTGCAGTATGTTTGTTCCGGCAGAAGATTTTGTTGTTAGCTATGGTGCTTCTGATCTTGAGAATTGCGAACGTGCAACTCATGTGATGAAAAAAACCCCTAATGATATTAGGAAGCTTCAAGTTTCTGGGTTCTACAGAGACGTTGATCTGCCTGCCCCTGCCCCAGACATTGGAGAGATCCAAGAAAAGTACAACAGGCTTACTGGTGACAGCGCAAACTATGAGGTTGACCACAGACATACCCTGCTGGAGATGGTTGTTGACTATGACCTGCCCGGTTTTGAGGATATGCAAGACGGGGAAGAGACTGGCATAGCGTTACCCTATGTAATTACTATCGATAAAGGCTCTAGAAAGGTTTTATCGATCAAGCGTAACTGGAATGAAGAAGATCCGCAGAAAATAAAGGTGGAACACTTCGTTCATTACACCTATTTGCCGGGCTTAGGCTTCTACGGATTCGGTTTAGTCCACATGATAGGTGGATTAAGCAAGTCAGCCACCTCATTACTGCGTCAATTAGTTGACGCTGGTACTTTGGCAAACCTTCCGGGTGGTTTGAAGGCGCGTGGCCTCAAGATTAAGGGTGATGACACCCCGATTATGCCGGGAGAGTTCCGTGATGTGGACGTTCCGGGCGGTACTATACGCGATAACATCAGCTTTATGCCGTATAAGGAGCCGTCTAACGTCCTTTATCAGCTATTAGGTGACATTGTGTCGGAAGGCAGGCGATTTGCCTCTGCTGCTGACGTAAAAGCCTCTGATATGAACGCTGAAGCCCCAGTTGGTACGACATTAGCCATACTTGAGCGCGAAATGAAGGTGTTGAGCGCAGTTCAGGCGCGTGTTCACGCTGCAATGGGGGCAGAATTAAAGATATTAAGCCGATTAGTGCATGATTATGGGCCTCAACGCTACCCATATGACGATTCAGAAGAACCACTAGCGGCAGAAGACTTCGATGATCGCATAGATATCATTCCTGTTAGCGATCCGAACAGTGGCACGATGGCCCAACGCATTATGCAGTATCAAGCTGCGTTGCAACTCTCAGCCTCAGCGCCACAGATGTATGACCTACCATTACTTCATCGTCAAATGATTGAAGTGCTGGGCATAAGGGATGCAGACAAGATTATTCCAACGGATAAGGACATTAAGCCTACAGATCCTGTCACTGAGAACATGATGATCATGACGGGAGAGCCTGTTAAAGCCTTCGCATACCAAGATCACGAGGCCCACATACAAACTCATATGGCTGCTATGGAAGATCCTAAGATTCTTAAGATGCTTGCAATGGCTCCAGATGCAAAAGTGAAACAGGCGGCTATGATGGCGCATATAGCAGAGCATGTTGCTTTCCTCTATCGACAACAGATAGAAAAAGAGCTAGGTGTTGAACTGCCTCCGCCAGATGAACCATTACCAGAAGATATTGAATTCAGGTTATCCAAGCTCGTTGCCCCTGCCGCTGCACAACTCACCGGGAAGGGCAAGAGAGAGATGGAAGCCCAACGCATACAGGAGCAGATGAAAGATCCAATCATCCAGCTCCAACAAGCTGAATTGCAGCTCAAGGCCAAGCAAGCTCAAGACAAAGCTCAAACCGATATGGCTAGGATTCAAGTTGATCTTCAAAAGAGTAAGGAGAAGAACGAGCTTGAAAGAGAGAAGTTGTCTCAAGAAGTCAAAGTTGAGGGCGTTAAGATTGGTGTTCGCGTAGCTGAGGATGCATCTAGAGAAGAGATAGAGAGATCTCGGATGCAGTCAAAGGATATGCTTGATGGCGTTAAAGTCGGTGTCGAAATAGCGAAGGAGCTATCTGGTGAGTGATGTTTTTAGTAATGATGCGTTAAGGGTTGTAAGAGAAGGTATCCGATCAATGATGAATGATGTTAGTGATCACGTCAGTACGGGTAGCTGTAAGACCTTTGATGAATACTCTAAGTGTTGCGGGATGATAGAAGGTCTTGCTATGGCTGAGAGAGAAATCCTTGATATAAATCAAAGGATTGAAAGCGCGTAATTCTCCGCATTATGCGGTGCAAGTGACTCTGGACACTATCTTCCAGTGCTGAGGAAATGAAATGAGCAACGCTGCTACTGTAGAAATTGGATCGGTTACTGCCAAGGTGGAGACAAATGACGAGACAGATGTTGAGTCAAAGCCCACTCAGTTACCTGAGCCTGCTGGATATAAGATATTAATAGCATTGCCTGAAGTTGATGAAAAGACTGATGGTGGAATCATTAAAGCGCAGTCAACAAGACAACAAGAAGAAGTTGGTTCTATTGTCGGGTTTGTCATGAAGCTTGGCCCAGATGCTTATCAGGATAAGGAAAAGTTTCCTAATGGCCCCTACTGTAAAGAGGGCGATTTCATTCTGATGAGGTCTTATTCTGGAACTAGGTTTTCTATACATGAACGAGAGTTCAGGCTTATTAATGATGACAGCGTAGAAGCTATTGTTGACGATCCAAGAGGCATTAGAAAAGTATGAGTGATACAGATCTGTACGAAGAGACTAGCAGTGAAGACAAGTTTTTTGGCGTGAGAACTCAGATTGGCAAGAAAGCTGGGCCAGTTGAGACAGAGTCAGCAAGCGATATTGAAGTCACCGTTGTTGATGACACTCCGAAAGATGACAAGAACAGACCTACGTTTGGAGAGGATACTCCAGCCGATGATGGTATTACTGAAGAAGAACTAAAAGGCTACAAAGGTTCTACTCAGAAAAGAATAAGCAAGCTTGTTGCCATTAATAATGATGACAGAAGAAAAAGAGAAGATGCCGAGAAGATGCGCGATGAAGCTGTTCGCGTAGCTCAAGAGCTTGTTCAAAAGAACAAGAGCTATGAGTCTATGATAAATCGTGGCGAGACAGCTCTTATTGATTCTGTGAAGCAAAAAGCAAAACTTGACTATGAGAATGCCAAGAGTAGTTATAAAAATGCTCATGAAGAAGGCGATACTGATAGGATAGTTGCTACTCAAGAAGCTTTAAATCTTGCTCAGTATGAGTTAAAAGAGATAGAGAGAAAGGAAAACGGTAGGCAGTTTGCTCAAAAAACTAGGGAAGCTCAGGCTCAACAAGCTACTCAAGTTCAAGCACAGCCTCAACCGCAACCTCTTTCTGATAAGCAAAGAAATTGGAAGGAAGACAATCCTTGGTTTCTGAATCCTAGTTACAAGGATATGACTGCTTTAGCTTACGGGATGCATGAGAAGTTAATTAAAGATGAAAGATTAGACCCGTCAAGCGATGAATACTATAATAGGATTGACGCTACAATGCGTCAAAAGTTTCCTGAATACTTTGGTGAAGATGATCGCTCTGGGAGAGTAGTTCCTTCTGCACCGAGCAGGGTAAACGTGGTTGCCCCAGCCAGTAGAAATAATGGCGCAAAACCACGCACAGTAGAACTAACTCCCAGCCAAGTTTCTCTCGCAAAGAGACTTGGACTCACTAACGAGCAATACGCCAGACAACTCATGAAGGGGTAATTAATGGCTAATCAGCGCACACCACGCTCTAACGAGAGCAGACAAACCGAAGCTAGAGTTAACGATAGCTGGCTTCCAGCATCAGTGTTACCCGTCCCTGATCCTAAAGACGGCTGGGCTTTTCGATGGATAAGAACCAGCGTTCTAGGACAGCCAGATAACACTAACGTCTCTCAGAAGATGAGAGAAGGCTGGGTTCCTGTTAAGTCAGATGATCATCCAGAGATGCAAGTCATGTCTGATTTGAACTCGCGTTTTGTCGGGAACATCGAAGTTGGTGGGCTTTTGCTTTGCAAAGCTCCTCAAGAAGAGATGGATAAACGACAAGAGTATTATCAGCAAATGGCTGCTAACCAGATGGAATCTGTAGACAATAGCTTCTTAAGAGAAAACGATCCCCGTATGCCTATGTTAAAACCTGACAGGACTACGAGGACTTCTTTTGGAAAAAGCTGATACCGTTAAGGTTCGGCTATAATTGAGGTAATTCCTAATGGCTGCAACCGCAACCCCTATGGGAGCGGAACCAGTTGGCACTTTGTCTGCCAGTGGTTCCTTCTCCGGCAAGATGCGACATATAAAGATCGCTAGTGGCTATGCTGCTAACATCTTTTATGGCGATTTTGTAAAAATGGTAGCTGCTGGTGTTGTTCAAAAAGACACTGGTACTACTACGTTGACACCTGTTGGTGTGTTTATGGGCTGTGCTTTTACAGATCCCACCACTAAGCAGATGACGTTCTCTCAGATGTGGCCCACAGGAACAGTAGCTTCTGATGCTGTTGCTTATGTCATTGATGACCCCGATGCTGTATTCAGGATGCAGGGTGATGCTTCTTTAGCTCAATCTGATCTTGGTAACAATGTCGCGGTTGTACAGACTGCTGGCTCAACTGATATAGGCCGAAGCAAAAATGCTTTGGATAGTTCAACTGCCGCAACAACTGGCACACTTCCTTTGCGAATTGTGGAATTTGTTAACGGCCCAGACAGTGCAGTTGGTGATGCCTTTACTGATGCCTTAGTGTTCTTTAACTTTGGTGACCATCAGTATCGTCAAACTACTGGCACAGGCACATAAGGAGACTAGCGAATGGCGATTTCAAGAGCGCAAATGCTCAAAGAGCTACTTCCGGGTCTTAACGCCCTGTTTGGCTTAGAGTATGAAAAGTACGAAGACGAACACACTATGATCTACGAAAGTGAATCATCTGATCGTTCGTTTGAAGAAGAAGTCAAGCTAAGTGGTTTTGGCGCGGCTCCTGTGAAGGCTGAAGGTAGCGCGATATCTTACGATTCCGCACAAGAATCTTTCACTGCCCGTTATAACCACGAGACCGTAGCAATGGGTTTCAGCATTACAGAAGAAGCTATGGAGGATAACCTCTATGACTCTCTGTCTGCTCGTTACACTAAAGCTCTGGCACGAGGTATGGCTTACACGAAGCAGGTTAAATCTGCTTTCCCCCTTAACAATGGTTTCTCCAATGCCTTTCAATCTGGCGATGGCGTAAACTTGTTCACTGCTGCTGGCGATGGTGTTGCTGGCGGTAATGGTCATCCCCTTGTTAATGGTGGTACTAACAGCAACCGTCCGGTAACTGCTGCCGATTTGAATGAAGTCTCTCTGGAAGACGCTGTGATTAACATCGCTGCGTATACCGATGAGCGAGGTCTTCTTATCGCTGCCCGTCCTCGGCGTTTGATTGTTCCGCCTGCATTGATGTTTGTTGCTACTCGCCTACTGGAAACAGAGGGTCGAGTCGGTACAGCCGATAACGACATCAACGCACTTCGTAATAACGGTTCTATTCCAGAAGGGTATAGCGTCAATCATTATTTGACTGACAGCAATGCTTTCTTCTTGATTACCGATATTCCGAACGGCATGAAGCATTTCGAGCGTACTCCGCTTGAGACTTCAATGGATGGAGACTTCGATACTGGTAACGTGCGCTACAAAGCGCGTGAGCGTTATTCGTTCGGCGTATCTGATCCGCTGGGAATCTACGGTTCTCCCGGTACTTCGTAAGAAGTGCATGTCAGATTGGGGGCTTCGGCCCCCTTTCTTTTAGAAGCTGCATTTTTGCAGTGAATGAGCTATGCTTTTATTAATCCGGGGCTAACCCGCTTATCTGACCGTCCCCGGCGGACGAACATGCAGACAGATACGCAACATAACTCGCATGTGAGGAACTACCTATGGGTACTACAACTTTCTCTGGCCCGGTAAAAGCGGGAACTATCTCCAATACTACCGGAACAACTCTCGGCAAGGACGTAAAGAACACGGGCCAAGTGACTATGGCTCAGACGTTCTCAACTGGCACTTCGCTTTCTGCTGGAGCCTCTGCTGCGAACGCTACTACTGTAGTTATTCCAGCCAACTCTCAAATTATTGACATCGTAATAGAATGCCCTTCAGCTATGGCGGGTGCTACAGCAGTGCTGAGTATTGGCGATAGTGTTGGCGGTAACGCTACATTTCTTAACACCTTCTCTATTACAGTGGCCTCTGGCGTAGGTCGAAAGTATCCTACCACTGAAGCTGGCGGCGCTCTTGCTTGGGCAGACACTGGAACTGCGGATAAGAAACTGACTTGGACTACTACCGGAGCCACTAGTGGTGGTGAAATTAGAGCGACTGTCCTGTATCAACAAAACATTAATCTCTCCTAAATTGGGTTATTAAAAATTACTTAATTTTAAGGAGTAATATATGGCTGATTTAGTTACCTCTCAAACTATTCAGGATGGCGCTAGAGTTGCCATCCTGAAGTTTACAAATGTAAGTGATGGTAATGGCGAGGCGGGTGTTGTTAAGGTTAATGCGTCCTCTCTTGGTGCAGATCCCCTAACCGGGAAAGCGTGTAGCGGAGTTGTTGTATCTAGAATACAGTTCGTTACTTATAAGATGGATGTCAAAATAGAATTTGAGGCAACGGCAAATACTTTAATTGCCTATCTTCCTGAAAATTATTCTGACGATTTAGATTACAGAGATTTTAGCGGCATACCAAATAACTCTGCTGGCGGCAAGACTGGAAATATAGTCTTTACAACCACTGGTGCTGCGTCAGGAGATGCTTACTCAATAGTAATGACTTTAAATAAGACTTACACATAACATGAGAAGGTATTACGGCGGCGGAACAGTAGCCAAGTTTAAAGATGGCGGAAGCACCAAGGATGCTTGCTACCGAAAGGTTAAGGCAAGATACAAGGTGTTTCCCTCTGCTTACGCTTCTGGTGCTATAGCTAAGTGTCGCAAGGTTGGCGCTGCTAATTGGGGTAATAAATCCAATGGCAGTTCGTAAAACCGAGAAAGGCGCAGCGTTAAAGCGCTGGTTTAAAGAAGACTGGAAGGATGTCAAAACCGGAAAGGCTTGTGGCAGAAAGAAAGGCGATAAGAGAGGTACTCCTTATTGTCGCCCAACAAAGAAAGTCTCTAGCAAGACCCCTAAGACATCAGGAGAAATGAGCGCCGCAGAAAAGAAAAAGAAAGTGGCTGAGAAGAAGAAGCTTGGTCAGCCTGCTGGTAAGCCTAGAAGAGTTTCCGCTGTCAAAAGAAAAACTAAGTAGTAAAAAAGTTAGAGGTGAAAGCTAATGGTTACGTTTACTGATGCAAAAAAACGTAAAATGATTAAAGATCTTAGAAAGGCTTCTAAGTCACACGCTGGTCAAGCAGATATACTTGAAAAATCATTACCAAAAAGTAAGTCAGTAAAAAAGAAATGAGTCTTTCTAAATCCGAAAAAGAAAAACTTAAAAGGTATAAGCTTGAAGGTCTTAATAAGCCCAAGAAGACACCAAGCCATCCTACCAAGAAAGGAATCGTTGCTACTAGAGTTGATGACAAAATAAAGATTATAAGGTTTGGTGACCAGAAGATGGGGCATAACTATTCTTCTGAGGCAAGAAAAGCATTTAAAAGCAGGCACGGAAAGAATATAGCTAAAGGCCCAAGCAGTGCTGCGTACTGGGCAAACAAATTATTTTGGTCTGGTTCTGAGGGCAGCAAGAAAAGTCCCCCTAAGTCTCAGAAGAAGAAGTATGTGTAATGCTCAGTAGATCACAGATGGGTAAAGAGATTATGGAATCACCTGCTCAAAAGATTAAAAAGGTTATGTCCGAGTACAAAGCTGGAGATCTTAAGAGTGGCTCTGGTGAAAAAGTAACCAGTCGTGATCAGGCGGTTGCTATCGCTATGTCTGAATCTGATTCTGTTGAGAAGAAATTCGATGGTGGTAGGATTATTAACCGTGACGGCAGAGCTGTCCGTGGATTAACCAGAGGCGTAATCAGATAATGGCTACTAGCGGATCATACTCTTTTAATCTAGATATAGGCGATATCATAGAAGAGTCCTATGAGAGGGCTGGAGTAGAGCTTAGGAGCGGCTATGATTACAGAACCGCTAGGAGAAGCTTGGATCTTTTGATGCTTGAGTGGCAGAACAGAGGGTTAAACCTCTGGACGGTGCAGTTTGCTAATATCACGCTAACTCCGGGGACGGGTCGTTACGTCTTGCCTTCAAAAGAATTAGATATTATTGAGGCATTTATAAGAACAGATTCTGGAAACACCTCTAGCCAGTCTGATCTGATGATGCAGAGAATATCTATAAGTCAGTATTCTCATCTAACAAATAAGTTAACTGAAGCTAGACCTTTACAGTTTTGGATTGAGAAAGAACCCTCTCAGATAGCAATCAACCTTTGGCCTGTGCCAGATACTGCTGAAACATATACGTTATGTTATTACTATATGGAGAGAGTGCAAGATTCTGGCAAGCCTTCTTCTAACAATATGGATGTCCCGTCAAGGTGGTTGCCTTGCCTTGTTGCTGGTTTGGCATATCAAATCAGTGTAAAAAGACCAGAGGTTTCTGAAAGAGCGCCGTTGCTTAAGCAAGTTTATGATGAGCAATGGGAGTATTGTTCTGACGCAGATAGAGAGAAAGCTGCTTTATATGTTGTGCCGGGAGGCTATCAATACTTATGAGTAGTTATGCTAATGGCAAACGAGCCTTTGGGATGTGTGACCGCACAGGCTTCAGATACAACCTCAGAGATTTAGTTCCTCAGATAGAGGATGGTAGACCTAATGGTATGCTGGTTGGTCGTGATGTTCTTGACAAAGATCAGCCTCAATTACAATTAGGTAGAATAAGAATGAATGACCCTCAAGCTTTAAGAGATCCAAGACCTGATAGAGGCTTGGCGGCTAGTAGAAGGTTGTTCTCTTGGAACCCTGTTGGTCTTGTCGGACTAGATATGTTCGGGCAGGTTGGCACTGTTAGGGTAGAGATAAGCTGATGGCTTGGACATATACGACATTAAAGACGGCTATACAAGATTACTTGCAAACCACTGAGTCTAGCTTTGTCAGCAATCTTCCTACGTTTATTACTCAGGCAGAAGAAAGAATACTTAGAACCGTTCAACTCCCAGACTTCAAGAAGAACGTCACCGCAAACGTAAGTAATGGCAATCAATATTTAGCAATGCCATCTGATTTTTTGTCTCAATATTCAATGGCAATTGATAACTCAGGATATGAATACCTTCTTTTTAAAGATACTAACTTTATCAGAGAAGTTTCTCCAGACGTTACTGCTAAGGGCGTTCCTAAATATTACGGAATATTTGATGATTCTAATTTCATACTTGGCCCTACGCCAAATGCAGATTTTTTTGTCGAGCTTCATTATTTGTATAAGCCTTTGTCTATATCATTAGATCCTAGCGGAACAAGTTGGCTGGGAACAAATGCTGAGAACTCGATGCTGTATGGCTCTCTTATAGAAGCATATACTTATCTTAAGGGAGATCCAGACCTGATGTCTTTGTATCAATCAAAGTTTGATGAGTCTCTTGCCCAGCTTAAAATACTTGGCGAAGGCTACAATACAACAGACAACTACAGAAGTGGTTCTGTCTTTGTTAGGAGAGGCTAATGCTTGGAGTAGAGGGTGAGACAAGTTCAGGTATGAAGTTTGAAGTTCATACAACGTCTCATCGAGGTTGGACTCCAGAAGAGTTGTCTGAAAGAGCTATGGAAAAGTTTATTGCTGTTAGCGATACAGCAGACCCATTACTAAAAGCCCAAGCTTTTGCATTCAGAGAAAACGTAAAAAGTCTTTTTGTTTTTTACATGAAGGAAGCTATTAGGTCTGACAGAACAACTGTCAGTGCCAAGCTTAACCAACAAGGTCACGCTGAATTGGCTGGCATTATAAGTAAACTATAGGAGAAGCCCCTTATGGCTATTAGTCAAGCAATGTGTACAAGCTTCAAAAAGGAGCTTCTTAACGGCATACACGCATTTGGAACAACAGTTGCTCGTGGTGGCACAACGGCGGATACATTTAATCTTGCCCTGTACACAAACTCTGCAACGCTAGGCGCAGCAACTACGGCGTACACTACGTCTAACGAAGTGTCTGGAACAGGGTATACAGCTAAAGGAGCGGCGTTAACGGCAGTAGCACCTACTAGCTCTGGAACCACAGCTTTTACTGACTTTAATAATCTGACTTTTTCTACAGCTACCATTACAGCTCGTGGCGCTATGATTTTTAATGACACACAGTCTGGAGATCCTGCTGTTGCTATCTTGGATTTTGGTGGCGATAAGACATCAACTGCTGGCGATTTTACTATTGTGTTTCCTACCGCTGATGCTAGTAACGCGATTATACGGATCGCCTAGTAGATGGCTGACGGTTGGGGTCGTAACACTTGGAGTTCAGGCTCTTGGGGTGAAGGGGTTGATGTAACCGTCCGTCTCGGTGGTTGGGGCAGAGGCTCGTGGGGACAAGATTCGTGGGGGGAGTCTACAGGACTTTCCGCTACAGGGTTTGTGGGAGCTGTATCTGTACAAGAAGGAGGCTCTGTATTCGTTACCGGGGTTGCTGGAACAACGACTCTTGGTGAAGTCGTTGCTAACGCCGATGGCGATATTGATGTTCTTGGTAATGCTTGTACAGGACAAATAGGAACAGCGTCTGTCACCGCAGATGCAAGTGTATCTGTAACAGGAGTTGTGGGGACAACTAGTCTTGGTTCTGCTGGGGTTTTAGGATCTGTAATAGTAGAACCGACAGGGGTTGTAGGCACAACGAGTCTTGGCAATGTTGCACCAATAATTAATGGACAGTTTGATGTAACAGGAGTTTCGGGAACAACTGTTTTAGGATCAGCTACTGTAGATCTTCAGTTGCTTGTTAATGTTACTGGAGTTCAAGGCACTACGGCATTAGGTGCTGCTTCTGTAGATGCATCAACAATTATTAATGTTACTGGAGTTGAGGCTGTTGGTCATGTTGGACATGCCTTGGTATGGGGTAGAATAGTGCCTAACCCCGGAACTATTTGGAAGGAGATCGCGGCGTGAAGATATTTAATAAAGCAAAAACAATTAATGGCGTTGTAGATACCAATCACGAAATAGAAATAGTTTGTGCTGATTGTGGTTATGATTTAGATGAATCAGAGTTTGCAGCAGATACTTGTTCAAATTGCGGAGCGGCTTTGTCGCTAAGACAAAACACAACGATTTATGCAACTAGCGTCCCGGCTGCGGCTGGCGATGTTTCGCTATAGTCACTGGAGATATAGATGGCTACTTATGATAATGACCTTAGATTAAAAGAAATTGCCACAGGTGACGAAAGCGGAACTTGGGGTACGAGTACAAATGTAAACCTTGATTTAATTGCTGATAGTTTTAGTTTAGGCACTAAGCAAATGGCTTCTGATGCTAACCAAACTTTCACTATGCCTGACGCTACGGCGGATGGGGTTCGTTCGCTATACCTCAAAATTACCTCGGCGGGTTCTCTTACGGCTACACGCGAGGTAACACTTGGCCCAAACACTATATCTAAAGTATGGATAATCGAAAACGCTACTACTGGAAGTCAAATTATTACGATCAAGCAAGGTTCTGGTGCTACGGTGAATGTGGCTAACGGCTCCAAGACAATGGTCGTTACTGACGGGGCGGGTACAGGTGCGGCTGTATTTAACGCCAGCCCAACAGTTACTGCGGGTACGGTAACAAGTGTCGGTGGTACGGGTACAGTTAACGGGATTAGTCTGTCTGGCACTGTTACAAGCTCAGGTAACCTGACGCTTGGTGGAGCTTTGTCTGGCGTTAACTTAACCTCTCAAGTTACAGGCACACTCCCTATCGCTAATGGCGGTACGGGTACAACAGCAACAACTTTTGCAAATCTAACTAGCAACGTAACAGGTACACTTCCTGTTGCTAACGGCGGAACTAACGGCACTACTGCGGCTACGGCTAGAGCAAGTCTTTCAGCTAATTCTTTGCCAGTTCTTAAAAGCGGAAATTACACCGCAGCAGTAGGCGAGTTTG